GTTTGTTTTACTTTTAATGAATTAATTTGGATAATTCTTAATATTTTCAATTTCTTTGTAAAACCAACTGTTCCAAGTAGTACACCTGAACAGGCATTCGTGCCTGCTCGTGCTGGACTTGGTGCAGATAATACTAGAGTACCACCACCTACTGAACCAGTTCCTGATGGTGCTCTTCCAAATCCTACTTTCATGAGACGTCTGGCCGGTGGTTTGAACCGCTTTCTAGACAATGAAATGGACGTTAGGTTTATGGACGGACAAGATTCAACAGTATTGCCTGCGACAACTCCAGTTGTTGCAGCTACTGTTACAACACCTGTTGTTGTTCCCGCTGTAAACGTTTCATCTAGCGTTCACTCTCAAACAACTGTTTTACCCAATAAGTCACGTAACGCTCGAAGTTTCGGAGGTCCGAAAAACCCTTCGACTTCTACAAGTGTTACTACAACTCAATTGCCCCACCCAAGCCTTTTAGGTCTTGGTCATGAACAACGATCTTGCGATTATGACGCAAGTATGTTTGACATGTTTACGATTGAGGCTGGCGGTAAACGTCGTTCACAATTAAAGTTGCGTGCCAATAAAATGGCAGCTGACATTAGACGTCAACAACGTCGTAATTGTGATACAACTAAACGTTATACACGCCATATTGCTGCAACTCTTGCAAAAATGGGTAAGAAAGTTCGTTCAACTGATGATATGCGCCGATATGACGCTTCAGAATGGGCTCTAGCTACAGAGTTTACAAACGCTGATGCTGGGTTCTTTGTTATGGTTAACAAAACTGATCCTCAACGTGAAATATTATTTCTCGATGAGGAAAAAGAAGGTGATCTTGCTCAAGCAGCAGTTGATTATCTCTGCTTATTAGGAACCATTGATGATACATATGGTCGAGTACCTTATAACAAAGTTTTCCAAAATGATAGGCAAACTGCACAACTCTGTTATGATATTGGTCGTGACAGTGGTTGTTCGTTTGATGATATACCAGATTGGGAAGAAGTCGGTGAAGACATCTTGTCTAAGAAACACGATGCTTTTTACCGCGCTTTGGTTGATAAATACTCGCTTGACTTTGACGCAAATGATACAGGGGTTGATTCTCACGCTCCTGAAAATGAAAGTTCCTTCGCAGCACATGTGCTTCCTGCTCCACCAAAGCATGAAAACACGATTGCACGAATGGATCCACAAGTCGTCTCCAATGCTGCAAGGCAAAGAAGACGTACTCGTTCAAAGAATGCAAAACCTAAATTTCCTCAAACACAACCAGTAGTTTCTCAACAACCAACACCAGTTGTAAATACAACTGTTGTATCTGAACCAATTGTTACTGAGACTAAATCTACTTTGTTGTCACCTGTAGTTAACCCACAACTTGTTACTGTTGCAGACCAACCTTTCGAAAGCGTGCTTCCTAAAAGAGCAGCTGCTGAAAGGCGTCGTAAGCAACAAATACATAACGGCAAAAAGCCGATGAAAGTGGAAGCTAAATCATGTATTTTTGCTGATATAGCTCCTCATTTATTACCTAAAATTACTCCTGACGTTGTCCATCGCAATCGTTTTGAAAGCCCTATGGCAGCTTCAGGTATTATGAAAGTTGTAAGTGCTCCGTGTTATTGTTGTGCCTTTTATAATGACACTAATTTCGTTGGAAACGGAATAGTTTTTTCACAAGGCGTTTTAACAATGAGACATGTTTTGCAAGAAGCAACTAGTGTTGAATTTTTAGGCAAAAAAGTTGCCTGTACGAACCAATCTAAAGGACCTGATGGTATCATCATGTGTCCCATTTTGTTTCCAAACAACACTTCTTACAACAACCCTAAAATTTTACAAATTTTGAAAACTAAGGAGTTTACAAGTTGCCAAGTTTTTAATTATGGTGAACGCCTCTACAGTGCAGGAAACTGCAGTCCTGTTTCAGGTGAAATTCGCCATAGCTGCTCGACTCTGCCTGGCTGGTGTGGATCACCAGTTATAACAGCCGATGGAAAAATTGTTGGTATCCATACGGCAGGCACAAAAGACTATAACATAGCAACACCTATAAATGAACAAACTATGCGGTTTTTTCGAGAAGTGGAGGGGACTAAGGCCTCTCCACGCACTAGACCCGGAAAAATTGTGTGCACGGACATGTCAAAACCATCAGTTAGGCATGTCTCTACTGGACCCGCAGATAACAAAACTGGTAGACAACCACGTCGTAACCCCAGTGTCGTCACCGGGGCTACGACCTCTGCCGTTCAGTAAATTAGCTTATACACCTCCAACTGGAATGGCCCCACCCCAGTTGGATCAACTTTGGGCTCCAGCTCCTTTAGATTCAATATCACTTGTGAATGGGTTTTTAAAAACCCAGCATGAACAACCTGCTGAGGTAGACCTCGAATTTTATCGAGCTATCGAGACATTGCAGGCGGTTCTTGCTCCTTTCTTTTTGGGTTCACAAGTTTGCAGCCCTGAACAAGCTGCAACTTATTTAGATTTAACAAAAGCCTCCGGTCCACCTTATAACGTGGACTTTGGGCCAACTAAAGGTGATGTCTTAAAACAGATAACACCTCAAAAACTTTATGAAGACTTCTTAAACTATACACAATATAGTGAAGCCACACTGAAAGATGAACTGCGACCTCCTGAAAAAGAAGCTCGTTTGTTCGTCCCATCAAATATTTCAACTGTTTTGGTAGGTAACATGCTTTTCTATGATCAAAATCAAAGACTCACAACTGCAAGACATTTCACACCTTGTAAAATAGGTTTGCAAGTGCCTGGTTATGAAGCTTATAATTTTTGGAAGAAATTGCGTGAAGCCGAAGGCGATTACTACCAATTTGATGGCGCACAACATGATGCACATGTACCAATGTGTCTCGCTTCAGTTTTGAACTTTGTACGCAAAAGTTTTTTGCCTGCACAATATCATGACTTGATAGATCGGTATTATGACACCGTCTATAATGGTTATGTTAATGTTGGAGGTCACATTTTCAATGTACCCATGCAAACATCTGGAC